TAGTTTTGCGGTTTCATCTGCAAAATACTTGAATGAATCTGCCAAATCTTTTATGGCCTTCGCTGTTGCGGATAGTTTTTCTGGATTTAGTTTTTGTGATATATTTGCCACCTTGTCCAATGGACTCTCTCCACCACCAAATAATTTGGATATGCCGTCACCAACACCAGACATCAAACTACCAGCACCCATTTTCAAAATGGCATCACCAATAGTTCCAAGACCCTTTGCAACTCCATCAAATTTTGAACTATCAAAATTTAAAAGTTCTGCAATACTTGTGGTTATGTCCTTTATTCCTTTTCCAGCAATCATCGCAGCAACACCGAACACGGCAAGTGATGCACCTAATACTGCAAATGCAGCAGCGCCCATCATTATAGGCACCATCATTGTACCAAGAAGAGCAAATGCCCCACCTAATAGTGCGATGTTTATGGCTAATCTTGCAAGTTGATCCATATCCAATTTAGTCATTTCTTGAAAAAACGGAATTAGTATAACAGCTCCTTTTGAAAATTCTTGCATTGCCTTACCCATAACATATAAAGCAGCTGATAGTATGAGCAGTGCAGCGGCTCCACCCATAATTGCCAGTGCACCTACACCAGATGACATTACGCCACCAAGTACCATAACTGCCGCGACTAATGCGCCTAATGTAACTATTCCCATAATTACACCCTTCCACTCCACACCATTTGAAAACTCTTGCATTGCCTTTGCTGCAACATAAAGTGCGGCAGCAACAATAAGAAGTGCAGCGGCGCCAGCTAACATTTTCTTCGGATCCATTTTTTCAAAAAAGTCTTTAAATGCACTACCTTTTTTACCAGGACCGTCTGGAATTGGTGCTTTTGATACAGCTTCTGCCCCTTTATCTGCAACACTTCCGCCAATCTTTTCACCAATTTTCTTGGTTGCTCCGCTGACTTTACCCATAAGTGTTTTAGTTACACCAGTTGCCTTGTCTTGTACTTTATCAAATGAACCAGCAACTTTTGATACCATGGCAGAACCAAAATCCAATGCTTTAGTTTTGAGTAAATCCATTCCCTTTACGAGTAAAGATTTACCAAAGAAGTAACTACCTATTGCAGTAAGAGCAGTGAGAACACTTCCAAATCCAGATGTTAGTGGTTTTACTTGGTTAGTGACTGCTTGTACTCCATCTCCAACTTTTCCTGTTGTTTTTGCTATTTCTTGAGTCTGTTCTTTAGAATCTCCAAATAATCCAAGTATCCAAGTCAATGGTTTTACAATATAACCTATTGTAGCAGCTATAGCTGCAATAATAGGTTTTATAAAACCAACGGTTCCTTTTACTGCATTTAGAATTCCATCCATTGCCTCGGCACCGTCTTTTCCATTCATAAGACCGTCAACCATATCCAATATTGGATCTAACAGTTTTACAGCAATTTCCTGAATTCGTTTCATCAAATCGGCCATTGCTGCTTGTGTTTCTTCGGACTTTTTCTCTGCGGCCAATTTTTCAAGATATGCCTTTTTATCTTTATCACCAGTTTCTGCAGCCATCTTTGCCAAATCACCTGCATTTTTTGCTTGGAGTTCTTGTAATTGTTGTTGTGATAATCCAGCCTTATTGAGTTCTTCTTGTTTTCCAAGCATTTCAGCCATTTGGTCAACTTCCATACCTGCAGCTTTTGCGAGAGCTTCTTTCTGAAGTACATTCATCTTATTGAAGTCTTCCATCGAACCGACTTGTTTTAGAAGTTCGTTCATTACCTTTTCTTGGTCACCTGCAAGTGCAGCTTGTCTCATGGCATCCAAGTTTATTTCTCGACCAAGCAATACACGGGCTTCCATTTCAGCCTCAAGAGACTGTTCAATATCAAGACTCTTACGACCAATGTCCGCAATTTGCTTCATATTCATACCAAGCATCTTTGCGTGCATTGCAGTCTTTATCATCGCCTCTGGCATTTTTGACATTTGAGATACAATACTCTTTGGAATACCAGCAAGTATCTTCATAGAGTCTTTTGCAGAGAATATACCCTTACCAAGAGTAGATGCCATCATACTCATTTCGCCAACTGATTTACCAGATATGGCGGCTATGTTACTTAGATTACCAGCTTCTTCAGCACTCAATCCAAATTTTTCGGTAAGAAGTGCGGTATCTTTTACCATCTGTTGAACTTGAGCATTACCACTTGCAAATGCACCAGTCAAATCAATTCCACCGAGATTATCACTAACTGTTTTTAGACTCTTTGCAATTTCTTCAGAATGTATTCCAGTAACTCGCATTTCATTTGAAACGTCTACTGCAGTATGATGAAGTTCTTTCGCCTCATTCTTACTTATACCAAAGTCTTTACCAAGTTGTGAAACTTCTTTATCTAGTTTTCCGAATGAGCTTATTAGGAAATTTCCTAACATAAAAAGGGCACCAATACCGAGTGCCATTGTCAATTTACCAGCCATATCAAGAATACTCTTGAGACCTTTACCAGCTTCAGAAAATGCACCTTTCAAGTCACCGGCTTTTACAGATTTTACTACATTTACAAGGGCACCACCAACTTTTTCTTTTAGCTGAGAATTTATGTCATCCAGTCCAAATTTCTGAAGTAGTGCGCCTTTGAAATCCCCACTTGTTATTTTATCAAGTACCCCAAGTGTTTTTTCGGCTGTTTTAGATGATTCACCCAATACTTTATTTTGTTCGGACATTGCATTCAGTGAAACTTCTCTTGCATTTAATGCCTCTCTTTCAAGTCTTAATTCTAGCTTCTTTGCTTTTATTTGTTCTTCAGTCATGTCTTTCTTATTTTTCATGAAATCCTTGACTTTATCTTCATAACCTTCTTCATCACTACGAAGTTTGGACATTTTCTTTACCAAATCCTCTTCTACTTTTTTGGCATCATATTTGCCTTCAGCAGCTGCTTTTGCATTATCCGCTATTTCTCTTTCAAGGTTACGGTAATCTTCTCTAACTCTATTCGTTTCTTGAAGAGTATCCATAAATTGATCTGAAAAACTAACTCCTTGACTCAATCTATTATTTACTACTTCTAATATATTTCCAAATCCTTCTGAAAATCCCCGACTTGCGCTCATATTTTCGGTGACTTGTTTTCCAACATCATTTATTTCTATCATCTGATGCTTCTGTTCTCTCATACTTGTTAGAACAGATTGAGTCAAGTCTTTTATTTCAGATTGATTTTCCCGCCTTTTCCGTATTATATCTACTATATTTTTTTCAGTATTTTCTTCGTCATCTAAAATTGATGATACATCCGATTCTATAGATCTAAGCTCTCCTAATGATCTGGTTCTCTGTTCTTGAAGTCGTAATATTCTTTCCAATATTTGTGACTCTCCACCTTGAGAATTTACAGACCGTTCTCGGAGTTCTGCAATTTTTCTTTCTGTTTCTAGAATTTCTCCTTGAATACGACTATATTCTGATGCAGCTCTGCTTCTGGCGTTCTCTGCATCAACTGATGCCTGAGACGGTTGCTGTTGCGGTTGCTGTTGCGGTTGCTGATTCTGATTAGGATTTTGTGTATTATTTCTACGAGCCATTTAGTACAACCAATTATACTCTGAAGTTTTTGCGTCTTTCTTGTGCATCTTTACAATCTTGAGGATATTTCTTGCAGAAATCATCTATATTTTTTTCTATAGCACCATATGCTTTATACATATCACGAATATGACCAACTAATTTTTTGTTTGAACCAAAAGCCTTTTCCAATTTATCGACTTTTCGTTTTACGATGAAATCTATGACTGCATCCATTATTGATTTTGTTATTGACATTCTTTCCTCCGTAAAAAAGTAGGGTTTACATACCTATAAATATGTAAACCCCGAATATTATTGTTTAGGTGAGGAAGAAAAACTTGGAACCGAACGTTTTGCTTTGCTGTATTCTGCACTTTCCGCTTTGTTCTTTTCTTCTATTGCCTTTATTACTTGTTGAATATAGAATCTTCTCAAGTGTATTGGGAGACAATAAACCTCATCCCATGTAAAACCACCTTTTCCATGATAACATAAAGAGAATATCTCTTCATGTAATCCTAGTTTATAATCAGTTCCCAGGCCAAAAAAAGGAAACATCCATTGGGATGTCCATCTCCTTTACCTCTCCTGTTGTTTCTGAAACAAATGTAAAGGTCATGTCAAGGTCTGGTGTTATTTGCTTCATATACGAACGTAGTGCTCGAGAATCGAGTGCAAATAGTTCATTATCAACAAAATTATTTACGGTAGCACGACCCGATTCACCATCAACTGCAATTATCAGATTTTTCAAACGAGTTGTTAGTTCTCTATCAATACCTGTACGAACAGTTGTTTTGTTCATACCTTTTATTTCCGTCTGTATTTGTTTGTCCAAACTATGAGTCATAAGTCTAAAAGTGACAACCCGTCTTGACTGTGGTAGTTCGAAATCGAATTCGTTCTTACGTTGCTCGAATAGAGAATAATCCACCTCCTTGTGCTCTATTTGAGTCAAATCAATTGTAACTTTTTGTTTTGTACCAGGTGAAAACGGGTCGTCAACTTCAACTACATAATCTTTTCCATATCCTAAAATTCTAGCTGCAACCATGATTGCATTTTTATCGCCAACAAACAAATCACCATAATTGATTGGTGTAACAATAAGCGACTCGAATAACTTATCCAAAACAACGCCTTGCTTGATAAGATTCTGTGAAGTCAAAATATCTTCTTCTTTTGCAGTCATATACTTCATTTCAATCGTACCCTCGGCAAGAGGATGGTCTTCTGAATATAAAAGACCCTTTGACGGGAGTGGAATTATTTCCGTTGGGAAATTCGATTTCTTGACTGATGTTTGTTTGAAGTCCGCCATCAAATGGGCTTTGAGTTCTTCGTCGGACATCTCCGCTCCAGTTTTTGGAAGATTATATCCGGTTGATACTTGTGCCATAACTAAATCCTATAACTAAATGAAACAATATTGTTCGTATAAATAAATATGGGTATCTCAGAAAAAATCCAAGATACCCATGAAATTTTATGTTCAACGATTAGAACTGGAGGATTGCGTAATCATAAGCAAGTGTGAGAGAGATTTCAACGAAGTTATCCGTTGACCAATCCATATCACCAAATGTTGTTGCTGTAATGAAAGCACCCTTCAAAGTCCATTCTTCAACCTTGTCACCAACTGGGCCAAGAACGTTGAATGTAATGTCCTTCTTATAGAAGTCAGAATAACCATCACGACCTGTTACAGACTCGTGTGATAGACGAACCCACTCCATGACTGCCTGTGCAGCTGATGGTACGATTGGGTCATATAGCTTGATAGTCACGTCCTGCCATTCACCCTTACCTTTTACCTTACGCTTGACATTGATGTGGTCAAGTGTGATTGGGTTGAAGTTGATGTTTGGTCTACCTGCACCTTTGATGAGGTATGCTGGGACGCCTTCAATATACATGATAAACCGGTTGGCAAGTTTCGGTTCATACGGGGTAAAAAATATTTCGGTAGGATCGAGTAGTTCAGCCATTTATTTCTCCAAGTTAAAAAATCTCTTTCATATAAATATAGTTACCTTCAGAAAAAATTGGGGGAGTATTTTTCAACTCCCCCCGATTATTTCAATTAGGCACCTGGGAATGCTGCACCTGTTGATTGAATGTTGAAGTCAAGAATAATGAATTCAGCAGTTCTAGCAGGTTGTAGATACAACTGACCATAAAGAATGTTACGGTCGATGATGTCAGGTGTGTTGTTCGACTCATCCATGATAACGCGGAAGGCATAAAGACCTTGACGTTGTTGGATTGACTCAAGATATGGAGTAACGATGTTCAGGAATCGTGTACGTGTTTGTGTTGTGTTTTGTTCGAACACAAGGTAACGTGTAGCAGATGCGATGAACTTCTTAGCTGCAATCAAGAGACGACGAACGTTGATACGGTCAAGAGCAGATGGACGACCTTGAAGTGTCTTCTGACCCCATACACATACTCCTGTTGATGGGAATACTGCAATTGGGTTGATACGTGCTTCATAAAGGGTATCACGCTCAGCGTGTGTAAGACGTGTCTTCACTTCGATAACTTCTGTGAGACCACCACGATTCAGACCAGCTGGTGCGAACCATTCAGCAGCAACACGGTCGTTGAATGCAATAACACCAGGAAGAACAACTGAAGGTGGAACCCAAATTGGCTTGTTTCTATCGAAGTCAAGAATCTTAACCCACGGATAGTATGTTCCAACATAGTTAGAATCAAATCCTTCTGTTGTTGAAACAGCAGTATTGATGTTATCGTTGTAGCCAATCAAGTCCATTACATAGAAAGCATCACCACGGTCTTCACAAACATCCTTAGCGTATGTTGTGATTGGTGAGTGCAACGAGTGAACAACACCTGGTGTTACAATCATGTTGATGTCAAATTCATCAGGGTTAGATACCGCATCAATTGCCTTCTTATATGAAACATATCCATCAGCAGAAGTTGTTGATATATCGAATCCCTGTGTATTTGTGTTTAGAATGTATGTTCCGGTCTTCTTTTGGAGGTGTGGCTTGTGACCATCAAATCCGCCTTGGAATGGAATCATGAACTTACGTGTATCAAGAGCAGTGTTTACAGTAAGGTCGATTGACGAACTATATCCAGTTGCAGATGATGGGAAGTTTGCCCCAGCAGCTTGATTATAATCACCAAGATAGAAGTCTGCATTTGAACCAGTTGTCAAATATGAAGCAACAGGCAACGGACGTAAGAAGTTGAAGTTGTCTGTTGTATCGAAATCGTAGCTAAATCCAAAATATACTCTACGGTTATATGAACCACCTACTGTTTGGGCCGATACATATGTTGCTGCACTTGGTTGTGAGAATCCAACACTACCATCCGAACTAAGTGGGATTGGTGAGTAAGGTGCACGGAATCCAAAAGGAACAAGTGACGGAGAAATAGCAACGTTAGAAACAGCTTCAGTTGCCTCTACACGGATATACTTTGACTTGTTAGAGTAATCACCATTTACAACAACCTTTCCTTCATCTGTAATTGTGATGTATCTATCACCAATTACTCTAGCGATATAACGTGGTGAGTTAGGGTCAAGGTTACACTTGAATTGTTCTACCACATTTGGACGGAGGTCATCATCTTCTGATGTAAATGGAGTTTGTGGGAGCTTTGATTGATCCACAAAACGAACTACAACATCAAAGTCACCATATTCAGAACCAGCGATTGTACCAGCTGGACGAACATTTGCAATACCAACCTTCACTTCATAATTAGAATGAATACCGTGTGAAAGTGTATGGAACTTGAAGAGGTCCGTTACAGCACCACCAATTTTTTGAGAAGTTATCCACGGAGTAGAAGCTTCGAGGTAATCATTAGTGAATTGCCATGGTGAAGCAGCAGAACCACTTTCCAATATAATTCTTGTAGTTGGGTCCGCGGCCAATGATGCTGAAGCAGCCCATTTGAAATTCACATAGTTATAAACTGCGTGTGTTCCATATGGATTGTATCCGTAAAGGTTTCCAATAAATGCAGTTGATTCAGGGTCAATTGATGAACTAAACGGTGTTCCGTTTTCACTAACAGCATTTCCTGTAAAAGCCGAGTTATCTGTTCCAAATGAACCAGAAACTCTAATGACAAATGAACCACTTGCATTTGAAGCAAGAGTAGATTTCTCAAACAATGCTGTAGCTTCAGTCGTTACAACAAAAGTAGGGTGTAGAAGAGAAATCAATCTCTTTCCATACGAACCAGTTGCAACCACGGCAAGTGGGTACAACAAGGAATAACCACCTGAACCGAGTACACGAACTATCGTTGCACTACCAGCATTATTCAGATAGCTTTTAGCAGTATATGGAAGATACGATTGCTCATATGTTCCACCAAAATGTGTTACGAAGTCATTATATCCTTGAACTACCGTAGGAACAAATGCCGGACCTTTCATTGTTGGTCCGATAAGTGCTGCACCAATCTGTGCAATTCCCTGTGGTAAGAACGAAAGATCCTTTTCTACCGTAAACACGCCAGGACTTACAATTCTTTCATTAGCCACTATTTATCTCCAAAAAATTGTGTAATTATCTCTACTATAAATATGAGTAAAAAAACTCAAACTTATTGATCAGATGGTATAAATTTACCAGAATCTAAGTCAAGAACACCGTCACCGTACTTTTCATTCAAGGAAGCAACCAACTCCTTTTCTTGTTTTTGAAGTTCATCATAGGTTGAAAAAAGGTTTACTCGCATTTCTTCAATTTGAGATAATCTTCTTTTCAATAAGTGTAGTTCCACTTCTACTTGACCAATCTGTGCCGTGTTAGTTGCGTATCTTGATTGTAAATCTTTCACAGCTTGAATATCTTCGGCTTGAAATTCTTTTGATATATTGTCTGACATAAAAACCTCTTCTATTATTGTAAAACGTAACTATAGTAATAAATATCAATCATTTTCCGTAGGATACACATCTGGACTATTTCTCAATGATATTTCTGTGAGATCATTTAGCCTTCGTTGTAAGTCCAAGTATTTCTCATATTCATCCGAGTTCATTCCACTATCAAATCTTGAATCATTTTGTCTTATTGCGGTTGATAAATTAGGATAAGATTCGGTACCGAATGTAACTCTATTTGGTCCAATAAATCTTTTTGTTGTAATATCAGTTCCGGCATTTTTTGGAAGTAAATAACCATGAACAGTTATTTGGAATGAACATCTCACCACCCTGTCTTGACCAGTTGTATTATTGTCCTCCATCGTGAAAGAGTCCACATTTGTAGAAAACTTCAGAGAATTTCTTTCACCAAAAGATTGACCAGTGAAATATACAAATTGTTCTACAATATAATTCAATTGATTTTGGTATTCACACCAAGCAATAAAATCATACGAAACATCGACGTAATCGGGTATTGGTGTTATAATATATTCCTGAACACTTCTATCGTTTACACCATATAGTGTAGAAAATTTGTCATATGGTGAGTTCTTATTATATTTTTGTTTTAGAACGTAACCAAGTTGATTTGTTGTAGCAACTTTATTCCGTCTCAACTCACTTTTCATATTCACACTTGAACGTCTAAATGTGATGAGTGGAACCAATGTTTTTCCTTTTTTATCTTTTAGATAACCGTTTCTTTGTATTGATGCCCATTTTTCAGAATTTGCATAAAGGGTTGGAACTACAATTGATTCACCGTTATCATCCACTCTGAGTAGCATTGAATTATCTATAAACGATTTTACTGCAAAATCTATATCATATAGAGTAATCCCTATTGATTTCGTTCTATCCTTGTCTCTACGAGTTTGAGTATGTCTTGATTTACCCAAATCAATCCGTGGACGTTCTTCAATATTTTTGTCATCTATAAAAGAATCTATGGTTCTTCGTACAGGTGGTTTACGATATGGCGATGAATTTTTTGGCATTATATGTTGTCCGGTAAATTATTGTTTTCAGAAACTCTTGGAGCGGAACGAACTTCTTCAATATTGATACGAGAACGTCTTGTCAAGTGTGTATTGGCTATGATAGAAACATTGTGACCCCATCTTTCCGTTGCAAAAGAATAATCAGGATTCTTACCACCGAAGTATTGATTTTCTTGAATGGCATCTATTTCCCAGTATTCCCCATTATATTCTATTACGTCACCGACTTCAATATACGTTTCAACGTCTTTTAGAATTTCTCGAATAAATCCAAAATCACAAACCTGAGTATAGTCTTGTCCAAACTCTGTGCCTTCGAATGTCTGTGGTTGACGATTGATAAGCGACGGTATCTTTATTGGCTGATGATACACTTTTTTATCAGATTCATCATAGATATTTGTTTTTGTATTTTCTAATGAAAGTTTGTACAAAGCAACTTCGGTATCTATAATATCCACAATCAATTCGGTATTGAACTTGTGAACTAAAGAAGCATCTCGTTGTCCATGAAATAGTGGCATGGATTTATCCTATGTAAATTTTCAAAGGAGTTGCATTTAGTGAAACACCAAGTGCCTCTACCTCAAGTCGTTTTGCTTCAAGTAACTTGGAACGGGTCATCGTGTCCAACATTGTTCTAAGTTGTTCAACTAAAGCTTGTTTTTCCGTTGAAGCGGCACTTAGTAAGTCCGATGCATTTAGTGTTGTTTCACCGTTTGGAATTGGAATACTTCCATACTTACCACGAACATAACCCAACATTTCTTTTGCCAATGCAAGTCCGTAATTATAGATCCAACTGTGTCCAACCGAATTTATGTTTGAATATACCATGTAATCATATGGAGCATTAGACATATCGGAAACGAGCCCTGTTACACCAGAACCAGATATTGGTTGATATTTCAATGGGTTAGAACGTTCTTCTTTTACAATATACTCAATCCACAATTTGAAATCTCTGACAGGTCGTGGGAATATTCTAAGTTGATTGTTTATTAACTCAAAAGAATATGACGACTTTCTCATCAAATCATTGAACTCAATTGCCTGAATGCGAAGTAAGTCAGCATACATAGGCATCAACATAAAGGAAACACCTGTTGAATATGCACCGAAGCCGAACGTATCTAACATCGCCTGATTACCCAAGTATGGGTCATAGAAACGAATAGATGCTGGTGGTGCATAGTGGTGAACCTTCTTGATTTCAATAGAACCTGTTGGTTTATAAACATCTCGTATTAGAGTATTCAGATTATAAGTTTGTTTATCAGTAAATACATCAATTGAGGCTGTATAAAAGTTTACGTTTCCATTTGTAAATGTTTCCGTGCCGTATTCAGTAGCCAATTGAATCAACCCACCCATGTTCGTAGATATATGTTCATGGGTCAAGTTGTTATTTGTGGGAGTACCCATTATACTCAATAGATTCTGTTG